GGCGCTGCGAGCAGACGGCCCCAGCCGTAGTGTTACTTCGCCTGCTTCTTCGGGCGTCCGCCCTTTTTGCCGTTCTCGCGTATCGCTTTGATCTTCTTCGGGGATTTCGACAGCCCGCCACGGCGACCCATAACCGCCGCGGCGGCCGCGACGAGGCGATCTTCAGGAGTGGGCGCGGCGGGCATACGGCAGAGTATGCGCAAATGGTTTTGGTTTCGTCAAGTGGGGGTCTATTCTGTGGTATGCGCGACGCCCTGTTACTAGAGCTAGTGCTTGCCGCGATCGACGCGGGCGTGATTACCTGCGAGGCCGATCTCGCCCGCCTTTACCGCTGGCTTACCGGGGCCATCGCGCCGGCGCGATCCCGATCAATCCCAGCAAGAGCCAGATCAGAATCAGCACGACGACAACGCGGATCACGATCTTAAAGGGCGGCGACATCGGGACGAAGTTCTCGACGAGATAGAGCACCGCCCCGAGAACGATCAGCGCGAACAGAAACGCGATCATGTCGCCTCCTAGTTGTCGAAGACTTCCTGCCCGCCGAACCGTTCCGCGAATTCGTCCGCGCTGATCACTTCCTGCGGCTGCCCGGTGTAGCGGTTCGAGATCACCCAGTCGGTGAGCGTCAGCACGGCCCAGCCCGAGGGCAGCGGCACGCGCGCGGCCCCATCGTTGAAGATCGGCGGGTCGCCGGGGTCGATCACGGCGCCCACGGGCAACTGTCCTTCGAGATATTGCTCCGCGTAAATTTTCAGCGGGCGTTCGGTGTGCGACGACTGGTTGCCTTGCGGCGGGTGCGGTGCGGCCATGTGCGCTCCCTTACTGGCTGATATACGTCGCGCTAAAAATCACGTTCGCGCCGCTCATCTGGGCGTTCGTCTGTTGCGCCGCCGTCGTCGGGCTGAACGGTTGCGCCGAGGTGCCGCCGGGGGGCAAATGCCACATGCGCGCGACGCCATAGCCCGAGACGCCCGCCCCGCCGGGCGCCGCCGCCGTCGCCGGCAGCCCGCCGATCGCCGCCAGCGCCCCGTTCGCCGTCGACGGATAGACCACCTGGATCGTGACGATCACGATCTTCCCGTAGCGCGCATAGTTGCCGGACGCAAAGCTGAAGACGATCCCGCCGCCGCTCGCATCGACGGGCGTGAACGTGCCGGTGATGACCGAGAAGGCGGCATCGGCCGGATCGAGAATCACCGCCGCGATCGCGGCTTTATTCCAAATCGAGCCGACGAGGTTCGAGCCGTCATCGTCGACAAGTGCGTTAAAGGGGGCGCGATCAATCGCCATCAGGCATCCGCCTTTCGGATCAACATCTGCAACACGTTCTCGAACGACTGATGCACGCTGCTCGCCGTGACCGTGAACTTGGGCTTGAGCCCTTTCGCGATCCCGATCTCCGAGATCGCGACATCCTGAATCGTCAGCGACTCGTTGATCGCCGGCGAGGCCAGGGCGATCGCCACGGTCTTCCCGCTTTTCGTTTTCACGTCCCTTGAGGCATAGGTGACCGTGACGAGCGGCTTGCTGTAGAGCAGGAGTTGCGCATCGCAGATTTGCGTGAGCGACGCCTCGGAGCGGCGTTCATCACTCCAGATGTGCTCATAGATCCCGTCGCCGCCGCCGTCGAGCGCCACCATCGCGGCCTGCGCGGCCACGTCGTCACGCTGCACCCACACATGGATCGGGCTGTTGCGCACGACCAGCTCGAACAGGCCATTCACGCCGACGAGGGCCGGGGCTGCGGTGATCGTCGAGTTGTAGCTGATGCTGGCGACGATCGCGCCCGCGCCCGTGGCGGGGATGCCGGTGAGGGCGTTCGCGGTTTTCCCGGTGTATTTGATCACCTGTTCGCCGTTGCCGACGATCGCCCACCCGCCGCCGGCCGCGAAGGGCGCCGTGTTCGCCACGATGATCGTCGTCGAGCCTGCCGGCACTTGGCCGTTCGGCTGCGTCAGGCCAGACGTGTCCGACACCGGCGGCGCAAATTGGAGCGTGGCATCACTCGCGGTATCGAGGTGTTGCGTCGCCGTGTTATTCCCGAAACCCGTCAGGAGCTTCAAGTTGGTCTGCCCGGCGGCGCTGCGATATAGCCAGCGGTCGGTCACCGTCGGGCCGCCAACCGGGAACGTCACGAGCACCCGGCTCGCCGTGGCCGTGTTCGCCGCCGGCACCGTCGCGCCGAGCGCGGCTGTGGCTTTCGTGTCGGTGTAAGTCGTCGCGGTGTTATTCGCGATCGTGTCGACCAGCTTGTAGGCCGCGCCGCTCGAGCTGCGATACACCTTGCGCGCGGTCACGTTCGCGGGGCCGATCGGGATCGCCGAGAGCGGCACCGTCCGCCCATTGGTCACCGTGGCGCTATTCGACGCCGGGGGCGTGCCGGCCTGATACGTCGCCGTGGGATAGGGATACACCCCCGTCACGCTGTTCGCGTGCGTCGTGTAGGCCTGCCACACCCCATTACGCCGGACATAGATCCGCTTCTGCGTGACGGAGGGATCGGGCGAAACGGGGACCGCCACGCTGATCGCACACGGCACGGTCGGCTGGCCGGTCACCGCCACGATCGTCACGCTATTCGACGCCGGCCCGGTCGTGGTCACCCCCTGGCCGTTCACATACGCCACGGCCACGGCAATCGAGTCGCCGATCGCCCATATACCGTTGGAGTTGAACGCGGGGTTCGGCTCCGTTTGAATCGTCGCCGCCGTGGACGGCGGCGCCACCACGCCGCCGGGGCCGGGAATGGTCACCGGCCCACTGGCAGGCGTCGCCGTGGTTTCCCCGCTCGCCGTCACGAATGTCGCGACATACGTGTGGACGCCGTTATCGATCGCGCCCCCGGCTGTCGGGATCCCGGCGATCGGCGCGACCGTGGGCGCCGCCGACGTGCCGACGGTGATCGCCGTCGCCGGGGAGATCAGCGATTCCCCCGCCGCCGTTTTGAACGTGTAGCCGTAACTATGCGTCCCGGGCTCGATCCCCGCGCCATCGGCGAGCGCCAGCGTCGGCCCCGCACTCGGCGCCGCGCCTGGCCCCACGAGGCCGCCCCCGAGCCCCGGCTGCACGCCCGTATACGTCACGACGCGACAGGCGGCGCCATCCGGCATGATCGCCGCAATCGCTTTGCCGCCCGACGGCGTGAACATCTCGACGTTTTCCACGGGCACCAGATCCGTGGGCTCCGGCAGCGTCGCGAGGATGCGCGTGCTCGCGCCCTTCCCGAAGACGCGCGTGCGCACCTGCGACTTGTCGATCGTCCAGGTGATCGGCGGATCGTGCAGGAAGCGGCCAGGCGTATCGTCGATGCGATCGGGCGCCGGGCCGGGTGGCGTCACGAAGAAGTAGAGCGTCTTGTGCTCGAAATACCAATACCCGCCGACGAGCTTCGCGAGCGCCGTCAAGCAGCCTTTCATGCCGGCTTCGGAGCCGTCGAACGTGATCGAGACGGCGGGCAGATTCGCTTCGACGCCGGCCACGGAGAAGTCCGGCGCATAGACGGCCATGAGAATTTGGGCGATGCCCGTCGCCGAGACTTGGACGAACGGCCCGAGCGGCCGGCGCCGATTCGCCCGCGCCGTGTCATCGATCGCCGTCACCGGATGCAGCACCGTGGTCGGCCGTCCCTTGTAGGTCTTCTCCACGGTTTGCAGCTCGCCGCCGAACAGCAGGACGGGCGCGTTGCTGTCGATCCACACTTCGATCGGCTGCCCAACCGTGGGCGCCAGCGGCCCGTAGAGCGTCAGGCTGCAGGTGTTCGGCGTCTCGAAGACCAGATCGCGAATCGTCACGGACTTGTAGATCACGCGCATCGGCGCCGTGGGTTGCGTCACGTCGATCCCGCCGATGATGATCCGAATGTGCGTCGCCCGGTCGGCCGCCTGCGCCGCCGTCAGATAGTTCAGGCGGAAGTTATTCAGCCGGGTGTTCGGGCCGAGGACCGCGGGCGTCATCGCCATCAGTTGATCAGCGAGCCGCGTTGCACTTGACTGGTGATCGTGTCGCCGACTTTCCGCGCGAGCCCGTCCTGCGTGTCGACGAGGTTGAACGTGTTGGTGATCGTCGGCGTGCGCGTGGCGAGGCCCATCGACAGCGCCCACGTCAGGAAGTCTTTTTGCGGCGTCATCGTGAACGCGCCGCCGAGGGATCCGCCGCTCGGATTCTTCCGCATGAACTCCGCGAACACGGACTCAAACCCGCCCTGATACGTCACGTTCCCCGTATTGATCCCCACGGGCGCGTTGCCCGGCGACTTTTGATCCATGCCCGGTGTCACGCCCACGGCCCGCGCCACGTCGGCCTCGACGATCTTCGCCTTCGCCGAGACGGCATCAAGGGAGGGGATGACTTGCGTATCAATCACTTCCGACGTGAACCGCCATTCCGTATTCCACGCTTTCGTGTCGCCGACGTTCGTCTTAATCCACTGGTCGAGCGTGCCGAGCTTCGGTTCCGTGGCGGCCATCGTCTCCAGGTTCAACTTCATCTGGCGGTCGAGCGCGGCGACTTGCTCCGTAGAGAGGTTCAGCGCGAGCGCGACTTTGTCTTGCGCGAGCCCGAGCGCGAGCGCGTTGGTGCCGGCCGTGACGACGGCGGGCGCCATCGTCTTTAACGTCTCATGCCAATGGCCCGAGGCTTCGTTCAGTTCGTCTTGCGCCTTTTTGATCGCCTCATACTTCGGCCGGGCTTCATCGGCCCACGCCTTCTGGGCCTTCGTGCTGGCGTCGAGCGTGCGGATGTAGTGTTCGATCGCCTCTTTGCTGATGTTGTAATGCGAGGCGAGCTGCTGGATCGTCGAACTATGATTTTTGAGTTCCGACGCGATCGTCGGGAGCACATCGCGATGCTTCGCGATCTCGCGGTTCCAGTCGGCGACGCGCTGCGCCCCGGTGTTGAAACTTTCGGCGACGTCTTTATTGTGCTGTTTGATAATTAGCAGCGCCTGATCGAAGTCTTTCACTTCCCGGCCGGCGATCGCTGTCGCGCGGCTCAGGACGTCCAGCCGCGCGCCCGTGCGCGCCGCCACGTCGTCGAAGCCCCCCGCCGTCGCGATCAGATCCCCCAGCACGTTATTCAGGCCCGACCACGCCATCACGGCTTCCGTCACTTTGTAGGAGCCCACGGCGGTCGCCGCGATCGCCCCCGCCGAGCCCAGCAGCCCGAGTTTGTCAAACGTGAGATTCGCCACGTTCCCGAGCTCCCGCAGTGCCTGAATGTGCGGACCAATGCGAATACCAAAGAGACTCAGCGTTTTATCGACGGCGCTTAACCCCGCATCCAAGCCACCCATAGCGCTGTTCGTGGTTCCGGACGCGCCTTCGAGATCCTTCAGCTTCACGATCGACTTATCGATCTCGAAGTGGAAGTCCGAGAAGTCCGCCGTCATCACGCCAGAGAGTTGCGCCATTAGGCGATCGCCTCCGATTCCGACTGCCGCGCCAGCACATCTTCGATCAGCACCTCATACACGGCCTGCGGCAGCGCGCGGATGTCGTCGTAACTCATACCCATAATTTTACAGAGGGCCAACGTGGTTCTCATGCGGTCACGGGTTCGGGGATTGTTTTTTTTTCTTCGACCGCGCGGCGATTCGCGCGGAGATGCGGCGCGAGCGCTTCCACGATCTCGTCCATCGTCGCCGTGTCGAGGTTCCGCAGTGTCGCGCGCCGTTCGTCGAGGGATTGCATCGGGCTGTAAGGGATCGGTTCGTTCCCCGCGCCGACAAACGACCAGCCGACGAGATACGCGAGAATCACGGGCAGCGTGCGCGGCGGCGGTTCGGCTTCGAGGTCGAGGCCTTCGCCCGCGTTCAATTCTTTTTTGACCGTAATGAAGTCACCGTCCGACAGCGGCAACCGCACCGACTCGGGCGTAACCATCCGACAGCGGCCCATGCCTCGCCTCCTATTGCTCCGGGGACCCCAAGCGCGCCCACAGGTTCGTCTCGCCGATCGAAATCTCGTGCACCGGCCACGCCCAATACCCGCCCGCGCGTGGTGCCGTGAACAGCAGCGGCCGCTGCCGGGCTTGGAACTTATCGACGTGCGCGATCGTGGCGGTCAGCGTCCACACGGGATCGGCTTGCGAGCGCGCCACGCGCCACGATCGCAAATCCACGGCGACCCCATGCCCCCACAGGATCGCCCCCGTGGTGCCGTTGACCGTGAGCGAATCGAACACGCGCGCCTATGCGTGGATGCCGGCGACCCAGGCCGTCCCGTTCCAGTTACATTTGCTCGCATCGCCAAGCAGCATGTATTGGCCCGTCACCCAGTTCGTCGCCGGGTTCGCGGTTTTCCCCGTCATCGCGGCGAGATTCGCCGGGGCGGCCGCGCCGGCGGGTGTGAACGTCCCGGGCGTGCCCGCTGTCGCGCCTGTCGCGACGACGACGGGCTTCATGGCGAAGTTCCCGGCGGCCTTCCAGTTGCCCGTGACTTTCGGCGCTTGCAGACTGGCGTCGATGCTGGCGTCCATGTAGGCAAGGCCCGTCCACGCGTAGGTCGGTTCCGTGCTGTTCGGCACGAGTTCGAGCAGGCCGGGCGTCGTGGCTTCGGCGGCTTTAAACAGTGCGAGTTCTTGCGAGTTCCAGAAGCCAGACAGGCTGCCTTCACTGTTCCGGAGCCCCGGCACATACACCCGGTTGGTGTCTTGGAAGCAGGTCACGTCTTCAAACTCGGTTTTGAAATCGCCGGTCCACGCGTTGAGCGAAATGATCGGCACCGCCGTCACGCCCGCCTGATCCCACTTCACTTGCCCATACCGCCCTGTGAGAATTGCCATTGGTGACTCCTTTTGTCGTTAACGCGCCGTTAAGGACTTACGCCGCCTCGTCGTGCTTCGCGATCAGTCCCACGGATTCGAGCAACACGGCCAACTTCTGATACATCACGCGCCGGTGCCGGATCATCGTCGGCACGAACACGGGGCGCGGGACGCCCTTCTGGCCGAACATCGTCCCGCGATTCCATTTCTTTTTCGTCTCGCGCGGTTTCAGTTTCCAGCCGTTCTCATGCCACCAGGCGTGCGGCGACGTGCTCCGAATCTGCGCCGCCACGGCGAACGCCCCCACAGCCAACGGGAACACTTTCACGCCCTTCTTCAACTGCCCCGGCGGAATCTTCCGGCCGTTCTTACTCGTGCCCGGCCCGGTCGGATACTGACTCTCCACGTCCTTCGCCGCTGCGTAAGCGGTATCCAACACGATCTGCGTCGCCTGGCCCTTGAGTTCTTCCGGCAACTTCGCCAGTGCGTCCTTCAATTCGGCGAGCCCTTGGATCGACAGCGTTCCCTGGATCGGCATCACATCACCAGCGGCACGGCGTGACAGGCCATCTCGATACTGCGCATCTCGACGTTCTCGACGCTGGTGATCGCGAACGTCTGACTGCCGAAGATCATCCGGGTCTTCGTCGTCACGCCCGGGTGAAAATCGCCGCGCACCAGATACGAGGCCGAACTAATCGGCGTGCCCGCCACGGGTTCGATGAATACGCCGATGTCATCCCCGGAGAGTTGCGAGAGGCTGACGCACCAGGCGGGCGGGTCGAGATCGATCCAGGTGCCCGCCGGCCCCGGGTTCTGGAACGTCACGACGTGCCGCCAGTCGCCGCGCGCCATCAGGCCACCGTCGGATCGCGATACGCTGCGAGCAGGGCGTAAATCTTCGGCCACACATCCGGCTGCGAGCCGTCGCCGCGGTCTTCGTAGAGATACGCCGTCAGCATGTGGATCGCATGCGTCACGGCGGCCGGCGCCGTCGCCGCCGTCCATGTCGGATCGGCGGCGACCGCGAGATACCCGAGGATCGCCTCTTGCGCCGTGGCGAGCTTCTGCGTGATGTCGGCGTCGTGCGCGGTGCCGGTGATGCGCAGATGGACTTTGGCCTGGTCGACGGTCCAGAGCACCGGCAGCGTGACGCGGGAGAACTCCAGCGTCACGCGGGCACCTCGTCCTCGTCAGGTGCGGGCGTCGACTCCGGGGCGGCCGGCACGGTTGGCGGTTCGCGCTTCGCGAGCGTCGACAGCGGCCAGTCCTGCTGCTGCCGATACGGCGTGTCCCCGCCGGGCACCGGGCCGAGGCCGAACCATTCGGATCGCGCCTCGTTCGGTGACAGCACGCCGGCACTGGTCGCGGCTTGCGCGGCTTGCACGCGGGTCATCGTGTCCATCCAAATCAGCAACGTGTCATCGAACTCCAGCGTCAGATAGGACGGGAGATCGAGCCCCTCACCCAGGCACGTCGCGATCGAGACGAGATGCGGCTCGAGACACTGCGCCTTGTATTGGAGTTGCGACGCCTCGGCGTTCGCATAGGGCGGCTGCTTGCTGCTGTTCAGGATGCTGATCGGCATCCCGAGGACTTCGCAAATCTTCTCCTCCGTCCAGCCGAGCTGCTCGATCACTTGCGCATCGACCGCCGACGTGGAGACGGATTCATACTTCATCCCGAGCTCGGCGATCAGGATCTCGCCGCTTTTGAAGTTTGCCGCATCGGCCTTGAGGCGCGACGCCGAGAGCGGGTCTAACTTCGTCGGCGCGATCAACACGCCCGAGGGCCGCGCGCCCTTCGCGAAGAACGTCGTGCTGTTATCGGAGATCGCCTTCGCTTGCGCGATCGCGCCCGTGATCGCCGTCAGCGGCGAGATGCCGCAGAGCGGGTGATACAGGCAGTTCCAGCGATCGTGAATGAGTTCGCGCGCCGGAATCACGAGCGGCTGCGTGTTCTCGGGCATGCCCGCGAGCTCGTTGCTTTGCAGCTCGTAGTAGACGCTGCCGTCGGGCGCCGTCAGCACCTTCACGCGCCCGGGGTCCAGGCGGTGCAGTTCGTTGACGACGCCCCGGTCGTCGCGATGTTTCAGCAGGTAGGCATTCCCCCACAGCAGCTTATCGAGCACCCATTGTTCGATGAACTGTTGCGCCGTCTGGTAATGGTTCGGCCGGCGCAACACGGGGCTATACGCGGGATTGCTCGTTTCTGACCAGAAGCCGTTCCGATCGCGCTCGAGCAGGAGCGGCGGCGCGATCTTGCTGATGTCCTGGCTGATGCGCGAGACGGCCCCGAACACGCTGGGATTGCCCAGCGCGGATTCGGTCGTGATCGGATCGTTCAGTTGCCACGCGCCCGTGTAGGGCTCGCGCACCGTGGGATACCACGATCCACTCCCGCCGCCGGCCAGCGTCAGCATCGACGCCAGCCGTGATCGCACCGTCGACAGCACGCCCACGGCTTATCCGCCGCGCTTCGTTTTCCCGTTCGCGGTCGGCGCCTCGGGCTCGTCGTCGCCGAACGTCACGCCCGTCGGCGCCGGCCAGGCCGCCGCCGTCAGATACTTCACGGCGTTCGCGTTCGCCTTCTTCCAGTTAATGAACCGCTCCGCGCGGAGCGCGACACAGTTCGCCTGGAACATCGAGACGTAGACCGTCGTCGCATCGACCGGCGACATCGGCGCCGAATCCATCTGCAACGACGCTTCGCTCGAGGCGTCGATCGTCACGCCGCCGTCGTCGGCGTAGAAGACTAGCGAGGGTTGGAGCGCGATGACTTTCGTCGTCACGGTATTGCTGACGATGAACGTGAGGCCCTTCCAGGTGCCCCCCGCGACCCCGATGCCCGGGAACTGCGGCGAGCCGTCGCTGTAGGTCTTGAACGACAGCGCCATCGCGTTGGCCGGCGACATGATGAACGTGAGGCCGTCGACCGGGATGTTGTTCGTCGTGAAGTGCGAGATGAGGCCCAGGATGTCGGCGAGCGGGTTCGCGGTGGCCGCCGCCGTCGGCGCCCCGTTCGTGATCGATGCGGGGTTGACGCCGGCCACGGCTGCCACGGCCGGATCGGTGAACTGCGCATCGATGAAGCGCGCGATCCCGGCGATCATGTCGCGCCGGACCACGTCCTCGGCCTTCGGGCTGCTGAGCTTAATCAGTTCCTGCGTCAGCACGATGATCCCGGCGATCTTCGACCAATCGAGCGTCAGGGAGGCGAACGCGAGCGCGCTCACCGGCTTGGGTTTCGTTTCCCCAACCCAGTTGTAGGTGCCGCCGCCGGTCTGCTGCGGGATCTTCGTGTTGAACGGCACCGAATAGAGGCCCGGGATCTTGTCCACGATGGTCGCCGCACGGAGCAGCTCGACAAACTCCTTCGAGATATTCGGTTGCACGAGCGGACTCGCCCAGGTCGCATCGGTTGCGGTGCCGGGGGCCACGGCGGCTTTCAGGGCGAGCGCGACTTCGGGCGTGCTGTCGTTCCATCGTTGCGCGTAGTCGTAGGCGCTCGTGCTGAACTGTTTGCACGCGAGCTGCGCGCAGACGTAGCGGACAAACGCGGTGCCCGGCGGCAGGTTCGACTTCACCGAGACGTGCGCATACGGCGACACGATGGCGGTCGCTTTCGTCATTTGCACCGCTTCCATGTCGCGCCAGCGGGTCTCGTCGGCTTCACAGTTCTTGATTTGCAGCTTCAGGCCGTCGACGGTCGCCGCCGTGGTCTCGTCGAGCGTGCTGCCGGCGGGCGCGCTTTCCATCAGATTCTTCATTTGGAGGCCAAGGTCGGCCCGTGTTTGCGTGAGGCCCTGGATGCGTTCGGCGATAGTCATGATCGATCCTTTCGAAAGTGATTTCACGGTCAGGATAGAGGCCGACGCATTGGCCGGAATGGTGACGAGACTCAACTCGCAGATTTCAGATCGGGTGATGCGCCGCGTCCCGTTCTTGAGGCGTTCGAGGCCGCCTTCGAGCACGCGATGCCCAATCGAGACGCCCGTAATCACGCCGGCTTTGATCGACTGCCACGCCTCGTCGACGCGGGTCTTCAACGGCCCGGGCTCGTCGACTTCGGGAATCGTGGCGTCGAAGACAATGCCGGCGGGCGTCCGAGTCAGGGTGACGCGCCCGATTGGTTGCTTGGGGTCGTGATGGAACAGGAGCGGCAGCGACTCACGGAACGTCGCGCCGGCCGGATCGAAGCTGTCGCCCTGGCGATCGAGTTCGGGGGTCGACGCGATCCCGCTGAAGGTGCGCTGCGGCGCCGCCACCGACTTGATCTCGAGGAGCGAATAGGCGCGGTCCACGGGTGCCCGCCATCCTACGGGGCGCGCCCGCCGGCGATTACTTTTTTAAGGATTTAATCAGCGTCCGCACGAGGCCCGAGACGGACTGCTCCCGGGCCTGGGCGGCCCGGATCAATTTGTCGTGCTCCTCGGGCGTCAACCACGTCGCCACCATCGACCCCGCTTTCGGCACCGCCACGCGCGGCCGGCCGCGCTTCTTCGGCGGCGGCGGCGGGATCATCCGACCACCTGCAACGTATAGCTGGGCTCGCGCGTCGCGTTATGCCGATCCATGAGGTCGACCGCCATCACCAGGGCCACGACGGCATCGATCCGTTCCGTGCTGGCGACTTTCGAGGGCTTCAGGTTCCCGCTCGCGTCCTGTTCCACGGCGACGTTGCTGACGGTCCACCGCAACACCGGATCGCCATCGTGGCGTAACTGCTTTGCGAGGATCGCTTTCTCGAGGGATTTCGTGGGCGCCGACAGCGAGCCGAACCCCTGGCGCATCGGCACGCACGTCAACCCGTCCTGCTGTTCGAGGCGCGAGACCAGATCCGTCGAGTTCCACGGATCGAAGGCGATCATCTGCACATCGAATTCGGCCGCCCAGGCGATCAGCGTCGCCCGCACGACTTCATAGTCGACCGTCGCCCCCGGCATCGTCGTGATCTGTCCCGCCCGCTGCCAGTCGTCGTAGGGCACATGATCGCGCCGGCTGCGTGCGGCGATCGACTCCTGCGGAATGAAGCACCGCGCCAACACGTCAAACCCGTCGTCGCGGGGAAACACAGCGACCAGCGCGGTCAAATCCTTCGTCGAGCTGAGGTCCATGCCGACATAGCAGCGCCGCTTCGCGAGTGCCGCGCGCTCGAGTGGCGCTTTGCACGCATCCCACGCGTGCATCGAGATCCAGCGCGACGCTTGCTCCGTCCACTGGTTCAGATACAGCCGGCGGAAGTTATTTTCCTGCGCCGGAATCTCTTTCGCGCGCGCGGCGAGAATCTGCATCTCTTCGAGGCTGCGAAAGTCGCCCAGGGCGGGATTCGCCTTCTTCCACACCCGTTGACTCGTCCAGTCGGCGTCGATCGGCGCCTCATACAGCAGCGGGAGAAACGTCGGGTCTAAGCTGGGGTTCTCCTGCACCTTCTTTGCGTGCGCGTAGAGTTCCCACAGAATCGAGTGCCGATCGTAGCCGGCCGTCGAGATCACGAGCAGCAACGGCTGCGCTCGCGCGCCCATCGAGGTCGACAACACATCGTAGAGCCGGCGATCGGGTGCCGCGTGGAGCTCGTCGTAGATCACCATCGACGCATTGAAGCCGTGTTTGCTATACGCCTCCGCACTGATCGCCCGGTAGAAGCTCGCGCTCTGCTCGTGCACGATCCGCTTCTGCGAATCGACGATGTAACACGCCTCCGTCAACGCCGCATCGTTCCGGATCATTTGCGCCGCCACGCCGAACACGAGCCCCGCCTGATCCCGATCGGCCCCGGCCGAATACACTTCGGCCCCGACTTCCCCGTCGGCCAGCAAGCCGTAGACGGCGATCGCCGCCGCGAGTTCGCTCTTGCCGTTCTTGCGGGGCAGCATCAGCAGGCACGTCCGATACTGCCGCAGCCCGTCCTTCCGCTTCTTGAATATCTGCTTGAGGATCTTGATTTGCCAGGGCCGCAGGTTGAACGGCTGCCCACCAAAGACGCCTTTGGTATGCGTGAGGCTGTTGATAAACGCAATCGGATCGCGCGCGGGCAGCGGTCCCTGCTGTTTCCCGCTATCCCTCGTCGGTGTGTTCCGGTTCCACCCGCCACGCCGATCGCGCTTCGGCGGGAACCGCTCCGGTCTCGCCGGCATCGTGACCAGATCTGTCATAGGTCAGGTAGTCAAAGGCCGCACGTCAT